GCCGTTCCAAGAGCCGTCTGCGTAAGCTTGACCGTCACCGCGAAGCTTAAACTCAGTGTCAGAGGAGCCAGAAGAATCAGAGTCAGCTACAAGGAAGTTATAGCTTGAGGAAGCTGCTCTGACAGCTTTTAGTACAGATACACTGGAAGCAAAAGAAGAGTTTGTCGCTCTTTGTAATAATACAGTTGTTACCGTGTTATGAATGTTCACTTCATTGAAGTCGCCAGTCGCACTCTCAAGAGAAGAGCTAGCTCCTTGTTGCTTAATACTTCCAACACTGTTAATCCTCATCCGCTCCGTCGGGCTGCTCGCTCCATCGGCGGTAGTGGAGAACTCTAGTCTTGTTGGGAGGTCGCCTGATCCAGGCGTTCCGTCAACCTTTGCTTCAACAAGTGCGCCAACAGAGAAGTCTCCAACACCATCGGATCCACTGAATCGAATTTGTCCTAACGAGTCACCGTTGTTAACAATTGTGTTTGATCCAATGGAGCCGCCTCTCGCTTTGCCCAGAAATATGTAAGCGCCAAACTCGTTGTTCCCATTATTGATAATGCTTAGGGTAGAGCCTTGGTACGTGGTTCCTTCAAGTTGGATTTGTGGGGTGTGATCGCCATGAACGGTACGCGAACTAGACGTGCCAACTAACAGGCGTCCCGAACTGTCGATGCGGGCGCGTTCGGAGCTATTTGCTCCAAACAAAAGGGCGTTATCTGTGTGGCTATAGCCAAACCAGCCTTGGTTAGTTGTGTTGCCAGTATCATTGAAGGCTAAATAGCCAGCGGATGTAGATCCTGTGTAAAGGGTAATTCCTCGATCACCACTACCAGCGCCAATAACAAGATCATCGGTATTGCTGTTAATGTTTCCAGGCGCAGTATTGCCAATCCCTAGTCGGCCACTGGTATCTAAAACTGCTCTTTGTACATCATTTGTTTTAAAGATTAACGAGACGTTACTTGCTGCATTCAATGAAACACTTGTGGAATCCGCTTCAAGCCTGCCGGTGCTTGTGTTTCTCCATTCAATCAATCCAGATGGGTTTGATTCTCCGACGCCGAGTTTTCCATTCCTGAAATAAACTGCTCCAGTGCCGCCCGTGCTGATGGCTACTTGGTCAGCGCCTGGGCTGTAGATGCCGGTGTTGGTGTCGCCGGTGAAGTAAATGGTTGGGCTGGCTGCACTGCCCAGCGGGATGCCAACGCCGGTAGAGATCGTTGCGGTCGGGATCGTGACGGTGCCGGTGAAGGTCGGGCTGGCCAGCGCCGCGAGGCCGAGGTTGGCAGCCGTCAGATCGCCAACTGTGATGAAGGAGCTGTTCGCACCATTGCGCAGCTTCAGCAGGTTGGTGCTGGTGTCCGCCCACCACTGATAGGCGTAGGTGGTTGCCGGGGCGCTGGCACCGCTGTTCTGGCTGACGATGGCGGCCAGTGCGTTGTTGAGATCGGAACGGACGGCAGCTCCAGTACCGTTAGCGATCACATAGTCGTGCTGAGCCATCAGACTTTCAGGCAATGCCTAGATTCTTGCAGGATTTAGGCCGCCTTGCCATATCCGACAGCGGACCATGCGAAGTTCCTGTCGACTGCGGTGTCAGCGCTGTTTCTGAATGTGACCGTGAAGCCGGTGCCGCTGACGCCAGTCACCACAAAGTAGTCGCCGGTGGCCATGTTCTGAGCAGTTATGCCTACGCTCGGCAGGCTGCTGTTGACGCCGCCCAGCGCAGCGGTGCCAGTGAAGAACGGCTTGTCGAACGTGACCGTCTTGGCACCAGCCCCGCTCGCGATGCTGCCCACGCTCTGCTCCTGCCGCCGCTGGAAGGTGGCCTCGTAGCCCAGCTCATCGATCAGGATGTTCTGAGCGATGTCGTTGCTAATTAACTCGCTCTTGAACTGGAACCCGCGCCCCTTGAAGGTTCCGTTCACGAACTCCTGCCAGCTCGACCATGTGGGCGTACCGCTAGGGTCGTCGCTGGTGCTGCGCAGATAGAGCTTGGCATTGACGCCAGCCGCTGCAGTGCCATCCCAGTCATCCCAGCTATCAACCTCTCCGGTGCGGCTATCGATCAGATCAGATGGGAAGTAGGCACGGGTGACGAAGAACCGCTTCAGGTCAAGGCTGTAGGCAGAACCCAGATCCAGCGTGCTGTTGAACTGATAGGTGCCGCTGCTGGCCACATCGCCAAGAATGTCGAATGATGTGATCGCATCGAAGTCGGTGATGCTGTCGATCGTGCCTGTGCCATCCAGCGTCAGAGCGTCATACTCCTCGCTGTAGAACACCGTGGTCTTGCTGCCTTGGAATGGCGGCACATCGGCATCTTCGCGGCGTGACTGCACCAGCAGATTGCCCAGCGTGTCGGGCAGGTCCACGATCACGCTGGTTTCGGTTGCTGACTGGCGGCCGCCATCATCCTCGAACTTGACCAACACCTCGCCTTCCACCAGCGGGATGATCGCCTCGGTGGCGCTACCTGATTTGGCCTCCACCAGATCGACGCTGTTCGCCCAGGTGGCGGTGCCATCGATCAGGTTGCTGTGGCGGATGTGGACCCGACCACCGATCTTCACGTCGAGATCAACGGTCGGATTCCACCGCAGGCGGCCGGAGTTGGCGCTGATCGCCTCGAAGGTGAGGTTCTGCACATTGCCCGGCACTGCCGTCTTGCCGACCGCTGCGAAGCTCAGCGATGCAGGCGAGATGCTTGGCGCACGCGCACCGTTAAGGCTGTAGACCCGGATCTCGTAGGTCTGCGCAGTGGTGTCGAGGATCTCGTAGTCAGTGCGCGGCACGCTGATCGTTGTCCAGTTGCCATCCACAGGGCGCCATTGCACTCGATACTCAGAGACGCCGACCACTGCGCTCCAACTCACAATGAGCTTCACGCGCACCTGGCCGTTGCTTTCGTAGATCGTCTCCGATGCCGATAGGTTGGTCGGTGCTGGACGTGGTTCGTTGAGTTGCGTGATGTCGCGGGTTTCCAGCTTGAAGCCGCGCTCGACGTAGTTGTATTTGCTGGCGTTGTACGCGATCGCGGTGACTTCGTACTGAACGCGATCGATCTCGCTGATCGTCAGCACGCGCCAAGTGCTGGTCTCGACGTTGCTGTTGCTCAGCACCCAGATGCTGTTTGCGTTCGGTGCAGTGCTGAAGGCGGAGGAGACGGTGATGTTCGCGCCAGCGATGCTGCTGGTCACCAGATCGGTCTCGGCGGTGTCGTCGACCGTGATCACGGTGGTGGTGGCTGCTGCGATCCGGCCACCGCGGCGCACACCAGACTTCACCGGATCGGCGATCTCAATCACTTGGCCTGGCCGCACCAGCACGCCGGCATCCACGGAAGTCTTGAAGGAGACCACCTCGGTTTCGTACTGCTCGGTATAGAGCAGCCACTCGCCGAGGCGGGCAGCTTGGCCGCGGCTGGTGCAGGCGAAGGCTTTGATGTTGGTGGTGATCACGCCATACTTCGCGATTGCTTCCTTGTCCTCCACCACCTCGTAGGCAATGTCCTGCGTCTCGAGATCGAGGTAGCTGATGATCGCGACCGTGTGCCTGGTCTTCAGGTCCGAGCCGGTGTAGGTGAAGCCATCAGCACTGACATTGGCCAGCGTGAATAGGTAGCTGGCATCGGTCGGCTTGTCCTGACTGATGGTCAGGCTGCCGGTGCTCCAGTACGGCATCACCCGCATCACAGAGCACAGATCATTGATCAGCTTGTAAGCCTCCTCCTGGTTCTGGATCAGGGCATTGCAGGAGAAGCGTGGCTCGGTGCCACCGAAGCCATCGTCGACGCTGCTGGATGCGTACTGGCTGGCGGAATAAAAGGCGAACTTATCAAGCTGGCTGGCGGTGATGTGATCGCCCAGTCCCCAACGAGTATTTGTCAGCAGTGCGTAGAGGATCCAAGCTGGATCTGAAGTCCAGACCGCAGCGCCGAAGGTGCCATCCCATACGCCGGCATAGCTGATGGCGCCGGTGGTTTGATTCACGGTCCCGTTGCTTGGGATCTGCACCTTCATCCCGCGGACGCGATAGGTGCGGCTAG